GATACCGCCAACGAAATTCTTGGCAAGATTCAATATTCCTATCAGGCGCTTCCGCTTTGGCTTCAGCAAGCCGTGATCGAATTTAATAAAGGATCGTTCGTCCTGGAGAACGGCTCCAGAATTATCGCCGGGTCAACCTCTTCCGATTCGATTCGTGGTTATACTTTCCAGGTCATCATCCTTGACGAAGCGGCCTATATTGATAATTGGAAAGAATTCTACGCTTCAGTTTATCCTACGATTTCAGCCGGTAAGAATACCAAGCTGATTATGACTTCGACGCCGAATGGATTGAACCATTTCTATGAATTCTGGAAAGCCTCCGAAGAGGGAAGAAACGACTTCCACAGAATCTTCGTTCCATGGAATAAGGTTCCTGGTCGCGATCAGAAATGGAAGGAAACCACTCTCAGAGGTATGAACGGCGACCTTGAAAAGTTCAGTCAGGAATACGACTGTGAATTCCTTGGTTCTTCTGGTACGCTGATTTCCGGCTGGAAATTGAAAGAGATTGTCGGAACCCATCAGGAACCAATCATCAAAACTGATAATATTAATTTAAAATTATACGAGAAACCAATCAAGGAACAAAAAGAATTTTTTCCTAATGGAAATCAGAAGATTATTCCGGCACATACTTATTGTATCATTGCTGACGTTTCACGCGGTAAGGGACTGGACTATTCCGCCTTCTCAGTAATTGACACTACGAGCATTCCTTATAAGCAAGTAGCCGTTTTTCGAGACAACCAAATTGCTCCTGCCGACTACGCCGACATTCTCTATAAGACGGCCAAGATTTATAATGACGCTCATATCCTGACGGAAATTAATGATATTGGTGAACAAGTCGGCTATCTCCTGATGGTGGAGCACGGCTATGAGAATGTGCTTTGTACCGAATCGTCAGGCCGATCAGGAAAGAAGGTTTCCTTTGGTGGAAGAAAGGCCGATAAGGGCATTCGCACCACAAAGATTGTCAAGGGTCTTGGTTGCTCAATTCTTAAATTATTGATTGAACAAGACAAGCTGGTTTGCTTCGATGAAGAGACGATCAGCGAATTCACCACGTTCTCTAAGAAGAAGCTTTCCTATGAGGCTGAAGACGGCAAGCATGACGATCTTGTCATGGGACTCGTCTTATTCGCTTGGCTGACTGATCAGCAATATTTCAAGGAAATGACAGATATCAATACGTTACCGTCCTTGAGGGAACGGAGCGTTGAACAAATTAATAATGACCTTTTGCCGTTTGGCTTCATCAAGGATTCCTTGTCGCCATCCCGCCATTTCAACGAATATTATCGCAATGATAACAATAATATACCGTTCAGGCAATATGTCGAGGATCAGGAAATCGGTAGAACGGTTACATTCGATGGCTGTCAGTGGGACGTTGCCCAATACAGCCCTAGATATTAAAAAACCTAACCAAGAAACATCTTGGTTAGGTTTTATTTAGGTTTTAAGAAGATGGAGGCTTAAGAACCGTTCCCATAACCTCATTCTACTTGCCTAGTTACTAAACGGTTATTTCACTAGGCCAGACGAATTTCCTCACGGAATCGCAGGCATCTTCTTAAATTTCAATTACAGACTATTTCCAGGAATGAGCATGATAGCCTCCTTGGTTAAACTCTAGTTTCTCTTAAACTAGCAAAAACTTCAAAAACTTTTCAAATCTCTAAAACTTCTAAACAAATAAGAATAAAGAGAGGGGTTACATGATAGGCCTCCTATTTCTTCTTGTAAAAACGACGAAGCAATTAGTATCCGTAGTAGCGGTTTTTCTTGCGCTTGAATTGGCTCAGGTCAGTAGCGCGCCTAGCTTCCTCGATTTCCTTCTTAGTAGAGGCTCGCGGCGTTTGAACACTGAACCATCCTTCTTCCCAATCACAACCGGCTTCGTAAGCTTCGTAAGACCACAGATATAAGGATTATCAGACCTCTGCTTATTAGCAAGAGCGGCGTCCTTACCGGCTATGAAAGCTTCACTCGCCATTACCGTTCTCCGTCGTTCGATTGATTATTTATCTCATATTTCTAATCGGCAGTCAATCGAAACTTTCAAATTTTTAGCAACGCATTCGTCTCCATTCATTATCACGCCAAACATACGGATCGTCACCGTTTTCTGTCTCCATTCTTATGGCGTGACCATCCTTGTAAACGATCAAAATCCTTCCTTCATTCAAGGCTTTGGCTTTCTCGCTCATTTTTTTCGTCGGTCTAACCTCTTTCATCTTAATTCCTCCATTTTAAATAAAATATTTCATAGGGTCTCTGCCTCCTGTCAAGCCTAGACTAAGAGCGGCTTTCCTCCTTCGCCCTAATGGCGTCCATCCCTTACGGCGTGTCAAAAACACAAGAGACTTAACTTCTATAACAGATTTCTTAAGAATGTCAACATCCTCTTTCTAAGACTATCAAAATAATAAATAATTCAAAAGAATTATAAAGAGAAGGATTAGCAAACATGACATTCAATCTAAGTCCAGGCGTCTACTTTGACGAAGTTGACCTAACGCAAGGCGTTACCGGAGTCTCAACGAGTGCTGGCGGCATTGCTGGTATTTATTCATGGGGTCCTATGTTTGAGCCGGTTCTGATCGGTTCGCAGCTTCAGTATCAGCAAATGTTTGGAACTCCATCAAATTTAAACGCAGAAACATGGTTTTCTGGATATAACTTCCTTTCTTACGCAAACGCTCTTTGGGTTGTTCGCACAGCGAATACAACTGCAAATACCGCTAACGCCGCTCTAAACGCCGTTGCCAATACAGGTCCAGTCGCAAATATTCTGAACGATGTCGTTCTGAATAAGCTTGCCTTTACCTCTCAAACATTCACTGATACCAACGTTCAATATATCGCGAAATATCCTGGAGCGAAGGGTAATTCTCTAAGAATTGCTCAATGCGACTCTGCGAATGCGTTTAGCTCAAACGTTTCTCTTTCAGGAACGATTATCTCTGGCGCTGCTACAGGCAATTCTTATACTGGAACGCTTTCGGTTAATATCGGCGCAAATACTGGCCAAATCGTCATTACGCCTACAACGGGATCAAACGTCGCCGCTGGCAATACCTTCGCAACAACCCTAATGCAGGATTTCACGGTTGGCGATAATATCCTTATCGGTAATACCGCTCTTGGTTCGGCATATTACACAACTATGAAGATTACTGGAATTGCAAACGCTGTAACCAATTCAACAGCTACGGCGATTAATCTTCAGTTCGCCAATCCGTCACGTCTTGCCGTTAACTATAGCGGCAATACTGTACAACGTTATTGGGAATTCTATAATCAGGTCAACACCAAGCCGGGAGAAACTCCTTCTGTGCTTGCTAAGACTTCAAATAGCTCACTGATTGATCAGTTGAGCGTTGTGATCGTTGACCAGAACGGCGCGTTTTCAGGCGTTCCGGGAACGATTCTTGAAACCTTCAATAATCTTTCATTCGCAACTGATGCGATAAATCCTGATGGTTCTAGCAATTACTATATGAACATTATTAACCAGACTTCTCAGTATGTTTGGGTAGTGAATGATCGTCCTGGCATCACTTCAGCCAATTCGACCTCGTTGACCAACTCAACAAACCAGAATCCTCTATCCTTGACTTTCGTTCTTGGTCAGGACGGCGATAGCGAATCTGTGGCTCCGCTTCAGACTCTCGCTAACGGATGGCAGTTGCTAACCAACAAGACCTATCCTATTTCTTATCTGATTGCTGGTAAGTCTATTGGAGGAAGCGGAACCTATAACGGAGGTTCTTATAACAACTTTCAATCAGTAAACTGGATTGTGCAGAACGTTATCGCACAGAGAAAATATGACTGCATCGCGTTTGCTTCTCCTGACAAGTCAACTGTTGTTAATAATTCAGGCTTCGAAGCGGTCTCAATCGCAGGTTGGGGAAGCTTCCTTAATCCGTCAACTTATCTCTTCGTTGATACTGGTTATAAGTGGCAGTATGACAGATTCAACAACATTTATCGTTGGATTCCGCTTTGCGGCGACGTTGCAGGCACCAGAGCTTATACCGATAGTATTTCTTATCCATGGATGAGCAATGCAGGAATTAGCAATGGTCTGATCAATAACGTAACCAAGCTTGCCTATAATCCATCTGAAACTGATAGGGACTTCCTATATCCACAAGGATATAATCCTGTCATTACCGAATCTGGATATGGAACGTATCTTGACGGCGATAGAATGTTCACGATTGTTACAACAGCTTTCAACAGAATCAATGTTAGAAATCTGTTCATCTATCTTGAACAAAGCATCACCAAGGCAACCAAGACTATCCAGTTCCGCATCAATGACGTATTCACTCAGAATCAGTTCAAGAATATGGTCAATCCATTCATCAAGGGAGTGAAGGGAGCGGAAGGTGTTACTGACTTCATCGTTATCTGCGATAGCAGCAATAATACCGCTGAAGTGGTTGACGCTAATCAGTTCGTTGCGGGCATTTATATTAAGCCTTCAAGAGTAATCGACTTCATTCGACTTGATTTCGTGGCAGTCAATGACACAGTGACATTCAGCGCCGTTGAAAATGCGGCGTTCTGAGGATTGGTTTAGATAAATAATAATAAAAAAATTGGAGAAAAAATAAATGCCTTTTAATCTAAATCAATTCCTTGCAAATGGCCTAGTCTGGGGTGGAGCTAGACCATCCAAGTTCGACGTTCAGCTAACGTTGCCTCCTGAACTATCAGGAATCGACACAAATTTTGCTGGTACAAATACATCTAAATTCACCTTTAGCTGTAAAGCGGCTTCCATTCCTTCTTTCCAGGTCGGCGTTGTTCCTATTCCATATTTCGGAAGAAAGATCAAGAGCGCTGGAGACAGAACTTGGGATGATTGGCGCATTACCGTTATGCTTGATGAAGACTACGTTACTAGAGCGGCCTTCGAAGCATGGAATAATGGTATTAATAATATTGAATCTAACGTGATGACTACAAGCTTGGATGGCGAGGCTTACAAGGCCGATTGGACCGTCACCCACTATTCTAAGGACGGCAATCCGATTGCTGTTTATACGGTTCATAATGGATGGCCACGCGCCCTTGGTCCAATCACTCTTGATTGGGATGGAACTGACAGAATTTCTCAGTTCGAAGTTGACGTAGCGTTTGACAACTTTTATCCGACCGGATCAGGCGTTACCTTCGCTGGCACGACTTCAACCGATTATACTCCTGATCTATAATAAATAAGTAAAAGCGCGCAAAAACTAAAGGGCCTTTCGGCCCTTTTTCTTTTCAATAAATAAAAGAAACAATAAGAAGGAATGACGTTGTTCATTTATAAGATCACTAATCTGACAAATGGGAAGTGCTACATTGGTCAAACACAAAAAACTATCGAAGAAAGGTGGAAGCAGCATTTAAACGGCTACGAAAATCTCAATTTTGCTCTTTATCGAGCTATGAGAAAGTATGGAGTTATGGTTTGGAAAATAGAAGAAATTGAAAAGGTTGATACGCTCGAATTACTTAATGAAAGAGAAGTTTTTTGGATAAAACATTATAAATCTATGAAGAATGGATACAACATGACTTCAGGTGGCCAGCATAATGTTGAATATACGGAAGAAGTACTGAATAAATTGAGACGACCTAAAACAGAAGAAGAAAAGAAAAACATGAGCCTATCAGCTAAGAAAAGAATGGCACGTCAAGACAATCATGGAAAAAATAATCGAGGATTCAAAAGATTTTACATCACTCCATGGGGAAAATTTCCTTGTGTAGAAGAAGCCTATATTAATTGTCCTTACGAAAATAAGATGAGCCGAGATATGATTTGGATTTATTGTATGAATTCAGATAAAAAAATACTTAAGACCAACAATCTAAAATATTTCGCAAAGGAATGTTTAGGAAAAAGTTATAGAGAATTGGGATTTTATAGGGAGGATGTTAGATGAAACTTTTTGGATTTCAGTTCCAACGTGTAAAACAACCCTATGAAATCGATCCTATTTCCAATGCTGCAATCTCATTTGTGGAAAAGGACACAGAAGATACCGCCGCTCTCATATCGGCCTCCGCTTCTTATGGAACCTATGTCGATTTACAAGGCGTCATCAAGACTGAAGCCGAACTCGTCACCAAATACCGCGACATGCTTGTGCAACCGGAAGTTGACAACGCGGTTGATGAAATTATTAACGAATCCATTTCTACCGACGAAGATTATATTGTTAAAATCGACCTAGACGACGTTCCGCTTGACGAACAGTTTCGCGGCGTGATCGAGGAAGAATTCCAACAGATTCTTAGATTTTTAGATTTCAAGGTCCATGCCTACGACATCTTCAAGCGCTGGTACGTTGATGGCAGACTCTATTACAATATCGTCATTGACAACAGGCGGCCTGATGAAGGTATTAAAGAACTTCGCTATGTCGATCCTCGCAAGATCAGAGAGATTCGCGAGGTAGAGCCGCGAAAGCTTCCACTTGATCAAGGCGTGCAAAGCACGGTTGACGTTACCGTAACGAAAAACGAATATTACCTTTATAATGAAAAAGGATTCGGAGGCACCAACAAACCGTCACCTACGCAGGGAACCGGCGCGGCTGGCATTCGCATCGCCAAGGATTCAATCATTCATGTTCCATCGGGATTGACTGACGTTAACGGAAGCATGGGGCAATCCTATCTCCATAAAGCGATTAAAATTCTCAATCAACTAAGAACTATCGAAGATTCGCTTATCATCTATCGTCTCGCAAGGGCACCTGAACGAAGAGTCTGGTACATTGACGTAGGCGAACTGCCAAGAACCAAGGCCGATCAGTACGTCAGAGATATTATGATTTCTCAGAAGAATCGCTTGATCTATGACGCTGATACCGGCGCGATTCGTGATGATCGTAAATTCATGACGATGCTAGAGGACTATTGGATTCCGCGTCGTGCTGACGGTTCGGGTACCAGAGTCGAGAACCTCGCCGCTGGAAAGACATTAGGCGAGCTTGAAGATATTCTTTATTTTCAGAAACAACTTTACAACGCCCTCAACGTTCCCGTCGCGAGAATCAATCCCGACGCACCTTTCATGCTGGGACGCACCAACGAAGTTTCCAGAGACGAAATTAAATTCGATAAATTCATTACTCGTCTCCGTCAAGGATTTTCCCAACTCTTCATCAAAGCGCTCGAAAGACAGATCGTTCTCAAAGGTTATATGACCATTGAAGAATGGGATCAAATCAAAACCGATATTAAATTTGAGTATGCTAGAGACAATCACTTTGCGGAATTAAAAGACGCTGAAATTCTTGCGGGCAGATTGCAAACGCTCGCGATGGTACAACCTTTCATCGGAATGTACTTTTCTCATAAATGGGTAAGAAGAAATATCCTAAAACAAACTGATGAAGATATTGAGCTAATGACAATGGAAATCTCTCAGGAAATGGCTGATCCTCTTTATCAAATGGCGGCTATGCAGCAACAACAAGCCGAAGGCGGAGGGGACGAACAACAGCAACAAGGCGACGTAACCGGCGAAGGTCAATCACAGGCTGGAGACAGTGAGAATAAAGCCGAATACGCCCAAGCTGAAAAGCTAGACAAGGCCAAGCATATCGTCCAAGCCCTCAAAGACGTAAAGAATAAAACACCAAAAGAACTTAGCAAGCTGAGAAGCGCGGCGCAAGTCCTATCAAAGAACTAATAATAATAAATATTCAAAAGAATTTTCAGGAGAAACAATAATGAAAACTAACGATCTCGCAGAATCTTACAAGGCGCTTATTCAGTCTGTTGTAGACAAGGAACCTGTAGCCTTCAGGGAAATCTTTGAAGATATTATGAAGAAGAAGACATATGCATACATCGAAGAAATTAAGGCGGAAATGCATAAGTCCCTCTTCAATGAAGATGACGATTCCACCATGGATGATGAAGTCAATAGCGCCACAGGCTCAGACAATGGCGACGAAAGCCAAAGCGACAAGGATATTGATAGCTCAACCGGAGGAAGCGACTAATCATGCTTTCATTCATCGAATTGCTAGAAGCAAAAGTTACTCCTAATCTATTACGAACGGTTCCTGCCGCTCCAGGCGAGCGCTCTTTTGTTGATCGTCATCAGATTAAGGATATTCTCGCATCTTTTCGTCAGAAAGGCAACGATGAATTATTCAACGCTTCCAATGTCAAGATTTTTCCTCGAAAGAAAAATCATTTCGGCAATGACGAAATCGAATCCATCAAGGCTTATGAATCTGAAAATATTCTAGAAAAACTGGCTAATAATAAAAAGAAGCCAGAGGGAAAGAAAAAGCATATCTATATCAATGGGAAATGGGTAGGCACGACTAACTATGACCACACCAATAAAGAAGCGTTGAAGAATTACGTCAGAGAACATCCCGGCACGGTTATTTCTAAGGTCAAGGTGGCGCAAGAATCTGAACATTGGATTCAAAAGGCTATCAAGCATCCCGGCGCTCTAACCAAAGCCGCTAAAAAAGAAGGGGTCTCGAATTCCGAATATGAGCACGAACACGAGCACGATACTGGCAAGGCCGGAAAGCGCTCTCGTCTAGCTCTCGCTTTAAAGAAAATACAGGATAGAAAATAATGGCTTCAATCGTCAAAGTCGTAGGACAAGAACAAGCTTTCACAAGCGCAAATTCATTCTCTTCCGCCGCCTCTAATCAGGTAGCAGGATGGAACGTCGTTAGAGTTGTTAACGTAAGCAACAGCACGCCAGCCGTTATTACAATTAACAGTTCTCCAACCGCAAATCTTACAGTTCTTCCTCTAGGAGAATTGTTCCTCGAAAAAGCTTCTAACACAACCATTACCGCAAGCAGCGCAAACTTGCTTGGCGTTCAGGTCGCTTACAAGAACAACTAAGGAAAGTCAATGAAGCTCTTAGCAGAACTACAAGAAACAGTCAAGTATCTTACCGAAGGCGAAGGCGAAGGGAAAAAATTCTATATCACTGGCCTTTTCTTAGAATTCGATTCTCCGAATAAGAACAACCGTCGCTATAGCTCACAACATCATGATCCTACTGTGATGAAATATATCAAGGAAAAGGTGAACGGTAATCGTGCATGGGGCGAACTGGACCATCCTGACGGCCCAACTATTAATCTTAAGGAAGTCTCCCATCGAATCACTGAACTCCATAAGGAAGGAAAGGATTGGTATGGAAAAGCACTTCTCACCAATACACCTTCAGGAAGTGTTGTTAAAGGACTTCTAGAATCAGAAGGTAATCTTGGTGTTTCCTCTCGCGGTCTCGGCTCGTTGAAACAGACCGACGAAGGTTTCCTAGACGTTCAACCTGACTATAAATTAGTTACAGCCGCCGACGTGGTTTCTGATCCTTCGGCGCATGGCGCTTTCGTGGCTGGAATTATGGAAAACGTTGAATGGTTCTATGACGAAAGTTCGGGCTCCTGGTTAGCCGAACAAGCTACCAACGTCAAGAATCAAATCAAGACCATGACAGTCAAGGAAATCGAAGAGAAAAAGACCATCATGTTTGAACAATTTCTTCTAAAGTTGAGAAATAATAAATAAATTAAAGAATCTCAAAGGGGGAAAAGATGCCTAATATCGACTATGCATACCAGTTTTTAACATTACAAGGAAACACAGCCGGGACTAATGGCGCTATTCAGGTTCTTGGTTCAAACACTCAGCTTTTGCTTGGAAATGCTAATACAGCAAACGCTCTAAGCTCATACATTACACTACCAGAAGGTATTGTTCAGAACATGGGTTCTTGCAATGCCAATTCTACCGGAACAACCATCACTTTTGGTTATCCTTATCAGAGCAATCTCTATTCCACTGGTGCTGATAGCAATACTGTCGCTTCAACCGTAGCCGTCACTTCTGCCAATACGACAAAACTTGTAATTACTTCAAATACAACTGCTAATGTTCTAGTTTATTGGCAGGCTTGGGGTATCTAAGTAATTAATAAATAATACGATAAAAGAAATATTTCAAGGAGAAAATAATGCAACAGAAGACCGTATATGTAATTACCGATAAGTCAAAGGACCTAAACGGCATAATTACCAATGTCAATGAAAAGGAAGTTTCTATCGTTTGGGAAAACGAGGAAACAAAGAAACTTACAAATGAAGAATTGGAAGCTCTTCTAGACACCAATAATTTTGTAGTTGAGGAAGTTGAGATTAACGAAGATGAAGGCGGGGAAACTCCTGCACAGGCGACAATCCACACTCACAAGACGGCTGACGCTACCGATGGCGATGCCGATGGAAATCCAAAGACAAGACTGGATTGGATTCGCCAGATCGTTGGCCAAATGGCAGATATGGACACAGAATCTCTTGTCAAGATTTTCAACGATCAGCAAGCCTTGATCGGCGGAGAGGCTGAAAGAGCCGGAACCGCTAAGGACGTTAATCAGAATAGAGCTTCTATCGTCATGAAGCCTTCGAATGCTCTTGGTAAGTCTCCAATCTATACCGAATCCGTCAAGCTCCAGAAGGAAGAAATGGATACCATCTTCGGCGAAACTTCTTTGACAGAGGAAGCTAAGACCAAGCTAACCACACTCTGGGAAAGCTCTGTCGCACTTGGCATCACAGAAGAAGTCGTGAAGATTAAAGAAGATTTCGACAATAAATTCTCCAAGGCGATTGCCGACATTACGGAAGAATTGATTGATAACGTCAATACTTATTTTGATCACGTCGTAGAGGAATGGATTACAGAAAACGAAGTCGCCATCGAATCGACGCTGAAGACGGAGCTTACCTCTGAATTCATTGACGGTCTTAAGGGGCTATTCAAGGAACATTACATTGATATTCCTGAAGAGAGAGTAGAAGTTTACGAGAATCTTGTCAAGGACTACGAAGAATCAAAGAAGAAGCTTAACAAGGTGCTAGATGAAAGCATTGAAAAGGATAAGGTTATTAAGGGCTTTAAGAAAGACAAGATCGTTTCAGAAGCCAGCCTTGGCCTGACGCTTCCTCAGATTCAGAAGTTGAAAAACTTGACTGAAACTATCGATTTTGAAAACGAAGATTCCTTCAAGAATAAAGTCAAGACGATCAAGGAAGGCTTCATCGATAAGTCCTCTAAGACTTCAAACATCTTGAGCGAAAAGGTAGAGGAAACCGCCAATACTGTGGTCATCGAAAATGAAGACCCTAACATGAAGGCGTATTTCGAAGCTATTCGTCAGAATAAGAAATTCAGTCACAATAACCTTTAATTGGTAAAATATTCTAAATAATAAATAAAAACAAAGAATAAAAAGGAGAAATAAAATGACCAACGTAGTAAAGTCACCATCTGAAACACTTACGGAAAAGTGGAAGCCAATTCTCGAACACGAGGACTTGACTCCTATTAAGAATAACTATCGTAAGACGATTACTGCTCGCCTGCTTGAGAATACAAGAAATGCGCTTCAGGAATCTCGTAAGATGGGAATGGGCTTTGGTCTTCTAGCAGAAGAATTTCCTACCAACGCCATGGGTAATTCTTCTTCTGTCTCTGGAACTGGTCCTATCGATACGTTCGATCCTATTATGATCTCTCTTGTTAGACGCACTATGCCTAACCTGATTGCTTATGATATTTGCGGCGTTCAGCCAATGACTGGTCCTACAGGTCTTATCTTCGCGCTGCGTTCACGCTATGGTTCACAGACTGGTGCTGAAAACTTCTTCAACGAAGTGAATACCGGCTGGTCATCATTCCCAGGCGCTAACATTGCTGCTAACGCTGCTGGCTATGCTAACTCAACCGTTCCTGGCGGCGCTGCTGGTAACTT